AGAAAAACAAAAAAGAGAAAAACAAAAAGGGGTTATAGGGGAAAATCCCCTAAGAGAAAAAAATCCCGCAAAAGATAAAAGGGGGTCTGGGGGAATTCCCCCAAAAAATAAAATATATATTATGCGTATTACTTAAAATTAAATGTTCTATTTATAATCATAATGGAAGAAATTAATCTTAACATCTCGGAAACACCAAAATTAGTAGTTAATCAGAAAAATGACCATGGTACAATTAAAATTTCAAACATTCCCGAAAATGTTTCTAAAAAAAGTGTTAACTTTGGAGGTGGTATGGATTTACTCATGAATCCAAAAATCCAATCCAGACCCAATAGTCCAAAATCGGATATTAATTTGACCGATATTAATGATTTAGAAAGAAATTTAACCAAAACTAGTGCAAAAGAAATGAGAGAAAAAGTATTTAGTTCATTGCCTTCATTTGAAATTAATACTTCAAAAGATAACATTAAAGGTGTTTCATTTAATCCTATTATAGAAGAAGCTCCTGTTAATTTAGGAGAAAAAACAAATAATTTAGATGGAAAAAACGAATCATGGGACGGATTTAAAAAGTTTAACGATATTCCGGTTGATCCAAATATTATTATTGAAAAACCCAAAAGGTCTCCTCAAGAAGTTTTAAAAGAAAAACTTATTTATTTGAGAAAATTAGAAGCTTTAGAAAAACAAGGTGTACCAATGACTAAAAAATATTCAATGGATTCCAATTTAGACGAAATGAAAGGTGAATTTGAAATGATTAAATCTGAAAAAGAAAAGAAAAGTAGTGTAAAATTCCAAGGTAAAATGCTTATGGCTTGTGTATCAGGATTAGAATTTTTAAACCAAAAATTTGACCCTTTTGACCTTAAACTTGATGGTTGGGCTGAATCTGTACATGAAAATGTAGATGATTATGATGATGTTTTTGGAGAATTACATGAAAAATACGGTGGTAATGCAAAAATGGCCCCCGAACTGAAACTTTTATTCATGTTAGGTGGTAGTGGCTTTATGCTTCATATGACAAATACAATGTTTAAAAGTTCGATGCCTGGCATGGATGATATCATGAGACAGAATCCGGATCTAATGCAACAATTCACCAGAGCAGCTGTAGATACAATGGGTAATCAAAATCCCGGATTCGGTAATTTCATGTCAGGTGTTATGGGAGGAGGTCAGGGAAGTCCCCAAATGCAAGTTCCTCAAATGCAAGTTCCTCAAAGACAAGCTCCACAAAGTAGACCAGATATTAGTTTCGCAAGAGGTTCTCAAAAAAGACCTGAAATGAAAGGACCAAGTGGAGATGTTAATTCACTTCTATCTGGATTAAAAACCAAAAGCATTAACATTAAAAAGGATGGCTCTAGTACAGTAAGTGTTTCCGAATTAAAAGAAATGAAAAAAGATTTAGAAAGACCCAAAAAATCTAGAAGAAAAAACAGTGAAAGAAATACTATAAGTTTGAACTTATAAATGTTTATCCATCATATATATATTTTTTATAATAATATATATAATGGTATTAGGTTTCATTATTTATGAATCCCTAGATTTAATGTACAATGCTACAAAATTAACTATAAAGGTAATATTAGGTACATATAATTGGTATTTTGATATTAAACACCACCAACCGGAAGATAGATTTTTATTATTAGAAAATAAGATAGATGAACTAACAAAACAAATTGAATTAGTAAATTTGAAAAATATTAATTTTTCCTAGTATACTTTTTTTTCAATCTCCTTTTCACACCTTTTTTCTTTTTTTTAGTTTTTTTCTTCCTTCTCTTCCTCTTCTTTGTTTTACCACCTATTTTAGTTTTCCCTTCATTCCAAGCTAACCCCAAATTACTAATCAATGTATAAACATCTCTATCCATTATGTCCTTTCTTTTATTACAGGATGAACCAATTGAAAATGGGCTACTCGACGATTCTCCTTTTTTTAAATAAAATTTAATATAAACTTCAATATTTATAATAGATTTATTAAAAAATATTTTTTGAAATATATTATCAATTTTTTTTTTAACATGAATTTCTTCTGGAATTTTTGTTTTTAATTTTTTATTTCTATAATCCAAATATCCACTGTCGGATAATATTTTTTTTATAATAAATAATTGTCTAATCAATGGGTTTTTTAAAAAACCCCTTCCTATTTTTCCTTTAATATAATTAAATATTTTACCGTTTTCTCTTGGTGTAAAACCTATTTTTTCTTTCATATAAATAGAAATATACTGCATAATAACGTCTACAAAACCAATTGCTTCTTTGTTTAAAGAAGAACCATATGCGTCCTCCAACCCAAATATATCTTCCTTTTTTAATAATTTTTCAAAAAAATATTTTTTTCTACCAACACTTTCTCCATAAAATTTTATTAAATAAGACTTGGTTTTATTTAAAAGGTTATCATTCTTTTTTAATTTTCCTTTTATGTAAAATAATTTATTTATATCTTTTTGTGTGTAATTGTTATTACTTTTATTACTATTCAAAATTTTTAAGTTTTCAAGCATTAAATCTTCTATCAAAAATATTTCATTATTTTTTTTAAATTTTCTGTTTTTATCTCTTCTTCTAGTATCTCTTATAACATTTTTATCAATATTTATATCGGTTTTTGTATTAAAAGAATTTGACATTCTCCATTCTTTCATATTTTCAAATTTATATTTGTTTTTATCAACATATTTTGGTATCATATTTTTTCTTAAAAATATATTTTTTAAATATGTAGATACTTTATCTTTTATTATTTTTTCATCTTGTATAGTACTATCAATATCAATAATTAAGCTTTTTTGTGTATATCCCAATAAGTATTTTCGGTCAATATTTTTTAATCCTTTCTTTTTTGTTTTTGTTTTACCTTCGATATTTAAATAATCTATTTCTTCTTCTTCAATTTCATCTAATAAAAAGTCGATATCATAGAGCAATTCACTACCTCCTCCTCCATATTTTTCTGTATTTTTTTGTTTTATTTGATTATTAATAAAACGATTTAAATATCTATTTGTCAATAAATTTCTTCTTTGAGACAATGAAAATTCTGGTGTTATTTTTGTTATAATTGCTGTCATACCATTATAAATATTTTTTTTATTAGTGGGATCACTATATATAATCCTATCACCAATCATTAATTCTATTTCTAAAGGATCATTATTCTTAAATTTTGGTATTTCATTCCAAGTAAATGGGATATGATTCATTGAACCTTTTTTTAATTCGGATGTTCTATAAAAAATATTTAAATTATAACGCATAATATAAATAAATGAGATAAAAATTACATTTATTTATTTTAATTTTCCATCTTCTTTTGCCTTTTTCAATATTTTCATTGCCTTTTTAACTTCATCATCACTTACTTTACCATCGCCATCTAAATCTAAAATATCCTCGAATACCTTCCAACTTTCAGGTAATATGCAAAACTTACTTCTTTCATGAAATAAATGTTGTGTTAAAACAATAAACATAGTTGTTAATATCAATGACGTTATTATATCCCTTGTACCCATCCAACATATTGCAAATAATAATATCTGTCTAGCTATTGAACTTTTTAAATAAGATTCTTGGGTTTTACTTAACTTTATTGATATATATTTTGAACCTATATTTAGTAAAATCATAACAAGCCCCGCAAAAAATTTACTATTATTCAAATTATTCAAACCATTTTTTATACTTGAAAAAAAATCTGCATTTTTGGTAACCTTAACCATTATATATATATTAATAAAAAAATATATTATCTCCTAGAATTCACGGACATTATTTCACTACTTAATTTCATTTTTCTATCCATTTCTTCCCGATGCTTAAATTCGATATGTTTAGGAATATTCTTTACAAATAAACTCCCAACAGTTTTGTTTTCATATAGTTCTTTATTAGTTCTTTCTGCTAAATCTATTATATTAACCGGCACGGGCATTTCTGTTACGTCTAAATTATAATAACCAACCATTCCTTCCATTATATCTATATTACAATCTATTTTTATTTTGTATAAAACCACTATTACACCTAAACACACCAATAAACAATTATTTATACCTGATTTACTTGAATATAATATTAAAGCTAATGATACTAGCTTAAATGTTAATGAATTTTCTGATTTTCTCAAAAAACGTAAATAATCACAAGGCATTGCATATAAGGAAACAACTATAATCAATAATAGTAAAACTTTTTTATTTTTCAAACCTTTCATTTATATATTAATATTATATTTATTTCAGTTTAAAATATAAAAAAAAATCTATATTTTTTATAAAGATATGTCACTTCAATTTTCAGAAATCAGTTTTAAAGAAGAACCTAATATAAAACCAAATAAGGAAAACGTAAAACAAAAAAAGAGAAAAAATCGAACAATTAAAAAAAGAAAACCTCATGAAAATATTGAACTCAATGAAAATAGTGGTAATTTAGGACAATATTACAAAAATCCATCTACGAATCATTTTTTAAATAACGATAGTGAATCTAACGATAGTGAATCTGAAAATGGAGGATCTAACAATGGTTTAGCAAACTTTGATTCTCTTTCAGAAAATAAACAAATGGAGTTTCCAGAAAGACCTCAAATTACACAATATCCTCCTGAAAATGAAGATGAAAATACTGAAGAAAATTTTGATTATAATCCAAATATAACACCTTACGCATCAGAAAATTTTTCAAATAATTCATCAGAAAACAATTCATCCTACTATGAACACTTTGTACCCAATTTCTCAACTGCAAATGATTCTCAACAAATTAACGGAGTAAATAATGAATTGATGCAAAAATTAAATAACATTTTACACCTTCTCGAAGAACAAAAAGATAACAAAACTTCTAACGTAACCGAAGAACTTATTCTTTACCTGTTTTTAGGAGTTTTTATTATTTACACGGTAGATTCCTTTACTAAAGTTGGTAAATATACAAGATAATATTATAATTTATTATTTTATATAAATTATAATGTCTTCAATCAAAATTAACAAACTTGCAAGTAATAATGAAATAGTAGATAAAATAAATAATATATATTTCAGAGATATTATTGAGGCTAAAATAACTTGGTCAGGTCTTTCACATTCAAACTTTACAGTTGACATTAGTGGTACAAAGACAAACACACATAAATTTAGAATTTATGATAATCAAATTTACAACCTCTTTACGATAGATTTATCTAAAACAAAAGTTGATACAACATATGTAATAGATATTTCTAACGGTACTATCGAGTCCGACGAATTTCAAGTTAATAGACCAACGTTTAATAATATAGATATTTCATATAACATTTTTAAAATTGATGAAGAAAACCAAATTGTTAAACAAGGTGACCCAAATGTTTACATTAAATGGGATTATAGTGGAAATATTGACATGTATGAAGTAGAATTAAGTTGTAATAAATTTACAATACCCACTAATAAAAGAACATTACCTGGTGAAAATTTTACAAATTATAAAAATCAATTTACATATAATAATATTAAAAAAACACAACAAATTATTTGGGATATTTCTTTTAATGATATTTCCGGTAATAATAATTTTAGTTTCAACGACCATAGTGATTTTTTCAAAGTTATAATAAAAGATGTTGACCCTAGTAATAACATATCTAATAAAGATTTATCGGCTGTTGATATATCTTCCGCAAAATTTAATATTATTGCTCCCGAATTTAAAGTATTTGAAGTAAGGGATGAAGCAGGTAACGATATTAATGATAGAAAGATTGCTACACAAGGTAGACATGTGAAAATTATATGGGATTATATTGGTAATATCCACGACATTATAATAGAACTATCAAATAATAGTATACAAAATAACAAAATAAATATTACCAATGGTTTATCTTCTAGTGATTTATCTTATAATTGGTTTATACCTTTTGATAATGATATTAGTGGTAGTAACTATAAAATTATTTTGAAAGCATGTAAGAGTCATTATGAAAGTCCGGAATGTAATATTTTAAACCACGTTAATCCAAAAGAATCTAACACGTTTGATATTTCAAACATCAACCCTATTCATATTACTTATACAAATACTTACAATCAAAAAGAAACAATTGATTTAACACCTTTATCTATAAGGAAAGATAGTAGTAAATGGTTTCGTGGTATTCCAAGTATTCCAGACTTACTATATTTTTATGATACCATAGATATTTCTTGGAATGAAACTACTCCTTTAACCGAGGGATATCAAGTTAAAATTGATATATCTGGATTAGATGTTAACTATCGTAAAAATATTTTATTTCATACAGTAAATGCACGAGATCCTACAGCTGATACAGAGTTTCCAAACGGTGTTTTTAAAAAGACTTTTGATTTAAGTTTAAATGAACATGGTGGGTTATATTTCAACAATAATTATATGATTGTTGTTTCTAAAGATGATAAAGAAAACTTCTTTTCACAACCTTTTAAAATTAATAGACCAGTATTTAATAATATAAACTATAAAATTCAAAAAAAACCAAATAGTAGAGTCGAAACTTTTGATATATCTGGTCAAGAAATTTCACAAGGCGATAGAATAACAATTAATTGGGATTATAGTGGTAATATAAAAGATGTAGATTTAGAATTATATAGTCATAACTACACAATACCCGTTAATAACATTTTAGATGATAATAAAAATGTGAGTATTGATAATGTAGTAAAAACAGCTAGTTTTATTTGGGATGTTTCTTATAATGAAATTAGTGGAAATAGTTTTTATACAGAATTTCCTGAAAATAAATATTTTAAAATCATATTGAAAGATAAAGATCCTAGTAATAATATTACAGCAGTTGATTTATCTTCATCTAAATTTAATATAATTGCTCCAAGATTAGGTAAAATAACATTAATAGATGAAACTGGTACTGATGTCAAAAAATCAAGAAAAATAAAACAAGGTAAAAATTCAAAAATAGAATGGGATTATAGTGGTAACATAAATAATATCCAATTAGAACTTTCAAATAATATTATGAACATATGTCCATATAAAATAGTTGGTATTAATAATTCTACAAATACATTTACACTTGATAATGTTGACGATTTAAATATTGGAGATGAATTAACATTTAAATCAACTTCTACATTACAATTTGAAAATCTTAAACATGATGGCAAATATATTATAAGTACGGTAAACTCTATAAATAAAACAATTAATTTATCCGTTTTTTTAGATGTATCATATAATGTAATGGATATATCATTTAACCAAGATTCTTTAACATTAAATACCGTTGAAAATTTAAGCGTTAATGATAAAATTAAATTGTTTTTTGATTCACCTACATTTACAGCTGGTAATCAAAGTATGACTTTAACGGAAAAAGAATATGAAATAGCTGAAATGTACCAAAACAAAATAAGATTAAAAGAAATTGGTGGAATGAATACAAAATGGATTGATATAAGTACAAATGATTTGTCTGCGTTTGTTTCACGCAAAGATGAACCCAACATGGGTGATTTTAACATATATATAACAAAGGACTTTACAAATGATTTTCCTGAAAATAATTTCACATTAGAAAAAGCTTGTGGTAAATTATATAGACTAAAAAATTTGTCTATTTTATCTTCTGTTATAAATGATGGTAATTTCACATATACGGTTCCTATAAATGATGGTATAAAAGGTGAAAATTTTAGTATTGTAATAAAACCTATAACAGGTGGATATCAAAATTTATCTTTAGTTGATAAAATTGATAATTCGATTCTTGATTATGTATTTGATATTTCTCACAATAGATTTTTAAAAATAGAAGTTTTTGGTGATAAAACAAATGCACCTGTTAGTTTTGAATACAAAATCTATACTATATCAGGTAAAGATATTACACTAGAAGGTATATATGGTTTAAATATTGGAGATGAATTAGTATTTAACAATCAAAAAAATAGTTTTATAAGTAGTGATACTGTAAACAATTTAGAACCATTAAAAACATATAAAATAAAAACTATAATAGGTAAAAAAATAACAATAGTACCAGGAGACATCGTAAATGTAGATGATGTTAACGCTATTACTATTACAACAAATGAAATATACAATAGTATGTTTGAAAAAAAAATAAATGGGAATAAATTTTTATTATTTTTTAAAAGAAATAATATTTTAAAATTTAACATATCTAGAGAAGCATTGGATGTTGGTTATAATTTTTTATTAGTTGGACCATTATCCAGACAGGAACCTCCTGAAAATTCTTTAACAAATTTAAATTCATGTAGTAGTGTCAAAGTTAATTTATATGTATTTGAAATTCAAATAAACATGATTTTTGAAGAAAAGAAAAATAGTAAACAAAAATTTGATATTGAGAACAATGAAGATTATTATTTATTATTAAGAAGTAACGATAACAACAAATATTATGATATAAGTAGCAATATATTTAAAATAAAATACTTTGATGATTGTGAAAAATTTCCTTTTGGGAGATTTAATAATTCAAAAACAAATTTAAAACTCTATCCATTTTTGGATAGTGGAAATACTATACAAGGTCGAAATCCTATATTTAATAGTTCTATACAAGTAAAAAAAAGTTCGAGAATGAGTTATATTAGTAGAAATAGATATATTGATAGATAATTTTTAATTGTCTGTTTTTAGATTGTGGTAATTACCATGATATTTAAAACCAGGGCGTTGTAGGATATTTCGAGATAATGGTGGAGGTGAAAATGTGGAAGGATTTGGTTCCAACGTACTTTGTTGTAAGATAATAGGTCTGAACTGAGATGGACAAGATGCCTGTCGCAAATTAGTAGGAATAGCTCTTATAGAACCACTTGAAGTTGCGCGCCTCATTTCTTGTGTACATGACCTAAATGCAAAATCGGCATTACATTCGTTAGCATCCATGGAAAGTGATTGTTCTGCGTTAAACCCAAATGATTCTCCAACAAGTTCAGCATTCATATTTGCAGCTAGAAAGAAACAAACAACACCATCTTTCTTTGCATCTTCAATTGCTTTCTTCAAAATCGACCTGTTACAAATTACAGATTTATTGTCCAAACCATCTGTATTTAGGGCAAAAAGACCCATTACATTAGGTACAATACCATTCTTTGTATGTTTCTCTTTATATTTAAGAACCTGTTTATGAAGAATCTTCACAGTCATTGTAGCTGTATCGTACAACTTTGTCATTCCTCTAGGCTTTGCCCAATCATTTGCCTCTCTTTGTGAGATCATAACATCATTAAATTCTACATTTTCCATTCTTTTATAAGTATTTGTATCGAAAAATGTTACACTAATATTTCCTTCCTGACTATTATTAATACAGTCAGATGTGATATTTTTGACCCATTCATAACAACCTGTTGCAGAAGCTTTTTTCATATTTTCCATTGACCCAGAACAATCGCCACAATAACTTGCAAATACAGCTTGTGGATGAACAGTTGGACGAAGTTTTTCTTCAGAACGTTTTACGTTAGCGAGACAAGACAACATTATTTATATAAGTTCTTTGTTTTTTTATTTATTATATCAATAGATACAATAAATAAAACAATTTTTTATTAAAAAATCTTTGTCTATTTTTTTGGTTTATAAAAAATATATAAATATTCATTATCATGTCTACAAGGACCCATATTCAATTTTACCTTTTAATCTAAAACCTAAATTCTTTGCCTTTAAAATAATATCATTTATTGGTTCCATATAATATTTATGTTCATTTCTAATGGCTAAAGGACCTTCATCTTCTTTAATTGTTTCAATAAAATAACCAATGTTTTTATCTTTATCCAAAGTAAAATCACTTTTATATTGGAAATTATCGAATTTTACATAACTCTTTGTTATTCGTTTATTTGTATATTTCTGAGGGTCTATGGTAAAAACATCATTAGCTTTAACTCTTGGGTTAAATTTTTCTCTGTCCATTAAATGAACCGCCATATAACCTCCCGGTTTTAACCATGTATAAATATTATGAAATAAACCCTTTTTATCTTGTATATAATATAATTTCTTATCAAACATTAAAACATGAGACAAAGATAATTTATTAATTTGATATGAATGCGTAACATCACCATGTATAAAATTCAAAGTTGGGTGTTTTTTTTTACATCTTTCAACCATTTCAAATGAAGAATCTAACCCTGTTACTTTGAATCCTTTTTTGTGTAATAATTTCACATGATTTCCAGTACCACAATTAATATTTAATATATTACTTTTCTTGTCAATATCAGTTGTTTTTATAAGTTCATCGATTTCATATTTATTTTTTACAATATCAAAAAACAAAGAATCGTAAATAGAACAATAAAATTTACTCCAAATATCTTTTCCTTTTACATAAATAAAATTTTTGACATCCATTTTTTTATCAATAATATTTACGTTATTATTCATACTTTCTTTAAACCCTTCTCGGAAGTCATGTTCATTAGATGTGAATCCTTCCTTTATATGTTTATACATTGGTATATATTTAAAGTAAATATTATGTATTAAAAACATAAAAACAAAAAATAAAATTATGCATATTTTTAAATTCAAAACTTGAATAAGTTCCATTATATGTACAATGCTATTATTTTTTATATAAAAAGATTATAATGAATAGTATTGACATAAATGATAAAAGAGATGTTAAGGAATTTAAGGGTATTGTATTTTCAAAATATAAAAAATCAGATGCTAAAAAAGAATTGCTAAAAGCAATAGTAAATAATAAAATAGAACAATCTTGTTATTGGGTTTCCGAATTTGTTTGTTCCGGTCATTTTTCTGAAATATGGGAAATAATATTAACTATAATAAGTAAAAATATACATTTAGGAAACCCAAAATTACCCATTTATATTGAATTAAGATTTAATGAATTCAAAAATATAATAACTAATGGATATGTTGGTAATGAATTAAAATTAAGGAATAATCCTAAAATTAGAATTTTATTCGCAGAAATTGTTTCTATTCTGTGTTTATCCAAAAAAAAATTAGCTTTTAATAATATTAAAATATTGAAGGAAGAATTTAATATTGCAAATTTATCATTCAAATTAAAGGCTGATAAATTAAATTATGGTCAAAGATTTTATAAGAAGGAAGACCCTAAAGAACTTTTTATAGGTGTTAATGAATTTGCTTATCATATTTCTAAAACTTCATACAATAATCAATTAGCTTGTTATTGGTTGGAATGGTTATTAGGTTATGAACAAATATGTTTCAAAGAAAATAAAATTAGAAAGGTAGGTGGAAGAAGACATATGCCGGTACAAGAAAAATTTCAAAAGGATACAATATGGATCATATGGGAAATATTACTATATGAATCTAAGCAAAAAAATAATATTATACACAAAATCATTAATTCTTTGTTGAATTTGTTTTGTTTAAAATATTCTCAATCCTGTCCCAAAAGAAGAAGAAATATAATTTATTTTTCCATTTCATTAATAACAGAACATGTTGATTTAAACATTAAAATGTGTAAAAATAACTCTATTGTTGCAGAAATTTCCAAAAAAATAAATGTTGTTTATAAACAAATCAAAAAAAACGAAATTACGCCAGAAACAGATTATTTGTTTAATAATTCTCTTAACGCTGGAAATCTTGAAAAAACTATTTCAAAACTTGAGAAGATGAATACTTTGATGAATATTGTTACTAGGAATTAATTATAAAAAATTGATTAAAAA